TCCGCAATTTCGTTAATCAAATTGAAGATTGCCATGTCGTGTTTTGTTGTCATCATTTGCTCCATTACCATTCGTCGGGTTTCTTCTGATAGTTCGCCTTGATTCCATGCCACGCCTTCGCTCATTTGACTGACCATGGCCCCCAGCCGAAGCCGTAGCGTCCGACACCGTAGTTGTATATTGCTAATCCTGCGCGCAAATTAGTTACAGGGTCTAACAGACTTTTCTTGCCTGTGATCAGACCCTTGGCTGTAAGCCATTTCTGCCATCCGCCCCAGTTAATCTGCAGCAATCCGTAACTGCCGCCATATGGGTCTTTGCGATTGACCGCGTTAGGTGTGCAATTGGATTCACGCTTCATGATGGATTCGAGCACGGTGCGCTGATCGGCAGGCCAGCCAAGGTTGACGGCAAGCGCGCTGAACTGCTCACAAGCCGAGCTGTAGGGGTCAATGTAAATCGTGGACGACGTGCTAGACGTGCTGGTGCTTGGCTCGATCAAATAGGGCGCTAAGGCGATGGTGTCAGGAGTAGCGCCAGACGCGTCAGGAGCCCCTACAGCGACCGTAAAGCCAAAGACCGTACAAAGCACTAGCCCTATGATTTTTTCTGCAAAATAGTTCATCGTTTCTCCAAAGGTATGGGCACGCCCCATGATGAAACGTGCGATCTGAATGCAATTTGTCCCATTAGGAACTTGCCCGACTCTGGGCTGGTAAAGATCTGAACCAAGATTTCTTGGCCGTTGTCCATCACTCCTGTATAGACGCTGTAATCAAAGATCTGCGGTTCAGTCATTGCCTGTCCTTTTGTCGGTACTCCGACCCTAGAACATAGATCAAGCCTTAGGTGGGATTTCCCCGAACACCTTTAGGAATGCGGCTTTTACAAAGATCACCGAGTCGGCAGCCTGTGGCGTTATCTCGATGTGGAACCAGTCGCCCCCTGGTGCGCCGTGAATTGTTGGCTTTGTGTACTTCTGCCATGCGTACCGATCGCAACGCCATGCTCGACCTTGAGGTTCTGGAAAATAATCCAAAATACATTGCAAGCCAAGATCGTTTGCGTTGGCAACCAGTTTGTCAATAAAGATCAACGCTTCTTTGCGTCCTGCTTTTGGCTGTCTTTCGGATTTGCGATACGACAGATCAACAGCTCTGCCAGTTGCGTGAACCGACAAAGAGCCAGGCTTACCGCGCATGTCACGTTGACCCCAAGAGCCGTTGTTCCATAGCGCGCCATTTGATGCGGCGATTGCTTGCTTAATCCATTCGTTCATGCCGGCACGTGGGCCAGCGGATGGGCCGTCTGCATTGCCGATATAGTCGCGTGCGTTTGGAACGCCAGCCTTAGCTTTTGCTACTGCCACGACCGAACTTTATGTCTTTAGGGTTAAAGTAACGCAACGCTGTTGGGCAAACCGCGCCAATCGCAGCTGCTAACAATGCGGATGGGTCGGTGTTGCCTGTTACTGCTAACGCAACAACCGCGGCGAGCATTGAGCGACCGTAACTGGCGAGTAGGGCTTTGTCACTTAGTTTCATTGATTGGCTCCTTTGGTTTAGATTTTAGACCATTTGAAGCAACTAAACCTGACAACGTGCCAGTCATGAACACGGTCAAGGTAGATAGTAGGTCAATAAAGGCAGCGTCATTAGGTGCTTGTTTGTCTATCGGCTGGGTGACAAACATCAGCGCATACACAAAGCCAATAACGGTGATGGCAAACACGCTGGCAAGGACTATGCCAACCACAACGATTAGTCGAGCGTGAAGCTCCTCGGGTTTAAGGCGTGGTTTCATAAATTAAATCTCTTGTGCACGTTCCAGACGGGTTGCAGATCGGTGGTTCGCATTCTGGTTTTTTCCAGTTGCTGGGGTTTTGGCATGGGTAACGATATGACCCGTCATAACCGCAACTAGAAACCGCCCACGCAACCACTACGACCAATAGCGCGTAACCGATAAATGGACGCCATTTCATTACGAAAGTAACGCGGCGGCTTCATCTGCTGTAAGTCCAAGTTTGTCTAGGACTGCTTTGCGTGCTTTTACCTTGGCTGCTGCTTCATCAGCGATTGCTTTTTCGCGTGCGTCGTTTTCGGCTTGGTCGGCTTCAATTTGTGCTGGGTCAAGTGGTTCTAGATAAACAGGGCAAACGCTGTTTTCAGGTGTAATGTCATTTTTCATTGGTTGTACCCGTACACGGTTATTGTGCCTGTAAAATTGTTTGCGGACATAATAAAACTTAGTCCGTCTGCCGATGTTGTGGCTTCATAAGCGTAATTCCTAAGAATTATTCGTGAATTATTGCCACTATCCAAATTGCCGTTAGACGCAACGCCAACGGTTCTTTGTGTGAGTTGTGGATTAAATAAATCCCAAGTAAAAGCATTTAACGCTCTTGCATTATTTCCTTGTGACATATAAACCCAACTTGTTTGCAATTCAACAATGTTAGCACTTGGCGTATTATTGCCGTCTGCTTGCATTGTTTGCGTGAAATAGTTTGCAGCCGTAATATCTGTACCTGCTGCCCTCAAACGAATTGTTACCGTACCTGTACCACTAGCGGCAGTTGTATTAAATAAAATTCGGTAATTATTGTAACTAGAAGTAAAAACACCATTTAACGAAACACTTGAAGCGGTAGTAAAAGTAACCTGCCCATTTGCACTAGCCGTACCAGTACCAGAACCAACCGCAACCGATGTAGGCACCATAGGCACTAAGCCACTATTTACCGCGCCAATCCAAGCCGACCCGTTGTAAACCTGCAAAGTGTCAGTCGCTTCGATATAGGCGTATTGACCTTCGGCAAGCACTTTTTCACCTGTACCACCAAAAGCCGCATCACGTGTAGTAGTCGTAGCAAATACTGGAATACCTGTGTTTATGTTGGTCTGTTGCGCGGCGGTCAATACTTGGCCTGCGGTAAATGCTGGAACTGATGTTTGTGCGTTGGCTCCCATAAGTGCTCCTATCCTAAGACATTCAGCGCATCAAGTACGCCATATATCAAATCATCCAATATCAACTCAAATACGATTGTGGTTGGCGCGGTGCTGTAAAGGACGCTGTGGCCTGTGCTGAAATCCAGCCGATGCTCGATGCCCTCAACTGACAGCTCTTGCGCCAATTCGGTCGTGCCGGCACCGCTAGGGAACGTCTTTTCTATAGTGATCGTGTCGCCAATGTCCAGGGTTGCCAGCGTGTCTTTTTGGGCTGTGGTCAGCATTAGGTACTTGGTTGCCACGGACGTGTAGCGCGGTTCGGGCTCTGGGTTAAGCAGATAGTCGGCAGCGTCATCAATGCTTGTTTGCTCATGTAGCAGGCTGTTTGTGATGCTGTCGGTCTGAATAAAGTATGTGGCAATTGAGCCTGCGTCGGTGGCTGTTGCCGTATTGCCGTTTAGGCCTGTCACGACCACGCGGTTGACTACTGCGTCAGCCTCAAAACTGATACCCACGCCGTCGTATTTGTAGTTTGTGCCGTCGTCATGAAAATCGGCTACCGATGCGGAAAGCGTGTTGCCTATGCGATTTTGGAATGTCAGCACACCCGAACGTGACATGAACAACCGACCAAACTCTGCAGTTTCGTTGATCTGTGTTATGTATTGCAACACGTTGGTTCCTGCCGGCACGGTGTATGCGGCGGCGTGGCCAAGGTTGACGGTGCCTGTTGCAATATCTCGAGCGCCTGCAAGGAAGTCAACTTCTGGTAGGTCTAGGACTGTTTCTATGCGTTCGCCTGATGTCTCTGGGTTGACGTTTAGTTCGTCTAGGAATGTTTGTGCGAGTAGGTAAAACTGGTCAGCGCAATACACGGTCACGGTGTCAAGACCGCCGAGCGCAAAGTTGTAGTCGTAGTTGACGACATAACCGCTAAACAATGATTCGGGCACATCGGTAGAGCTGTAACGGATAAGGCGCACTTCGCGCAATGGGGCAAGCCCTGGCTTTGCTTGTGGGGTGTCGTAGTACGGGCTGTTTTGGTCAAACGGGTTAAAGATGCCGTCCACGTCTTGAATGGTGAATGTCATTGTGCCAGCGCTGAACTGATCGCCCACGTCACGGCGACCGCGCCGCACGTTAATACTGACAGTTGAGTCCATTACATTGGCAAACTCGGTCGTACCGTCCAGCACATACTCGGTATTATCCAGTACGCCTTTAGGCGTGTCGTTTAAGACAAACGCGTCAACCTGAAACCCTGTGGCGATTTGCAAGTCATAGTTGCCAGAGTCAACGACCGATACACCTGGCATTACGCCACCTGTAACTGCAACGGCCCAGCGCTACGCGAGTAAGCGCGCAAGGCGTTAACAACCGATTCACCGATCTCTGCGCTTGTGGCAAGACCGCCTGTGACGTTAATAGTAATACCGCCACCGTTATTTATGCGATCTAAAGGCACAACTGCTTCTGGGCCTGCCTCGCCAATTAAGGCAAGCGTAGGGCTTGACACGATGCCACCTTCGGCCATGCGCGGCAAGTTCATACGGCTAGCGACCTGTGTTGCTGCACCACCAAGCGACGGCAAATTGACGTGCTGAATGGTCTTAATGTCTGGCGCAATTGGTATGGCGTTGTAGGCGCGAATAATCCCGTTAACCATCATGATCGCACCGTTTACTACGGATTCAAATGCGCCGAGGATGCCGTTAATGATTGCGTTGACGCCTGTTCTAAACCACTCAAACTTGTTGTATGCAACAACTAGCGCGGCGACGAGTAGCGCAACGCCTGCAGCGATCAGAGCAAACGGGTTAAGCGCCATCGCAATGTTTGTGGCAACAATTGCAGCTGCGACTAAACCAATAGCGCCAGCAATTGCTAGGAATGCTTGCGGGTTGTCTTGAGCCCACATAGCAAACTTGTTCAAAATCGGCAACACGGCCTCAACTACTGGCAACAGCGCAGCACCGATTGACTCTTTGGTTTCGCCAATTGAGTTAGACAGAATCTTCATTTTGCCTGCAGCGGTCTCTGCGCTTGCAGCGGTAGCACCGCCGAACGTACCGCCAAGCACGTCCATAATTTCGTTAAGGCTGGCGCCCTCTTTTATCATCGTTGCCATCTCTGGGCTCAACGATCGCAACGCCTTAAAGTTGCCTTGGTAAGCCTTGGCAAGCGCGTCGGCGACAGTTGCGCTATCTGTGCCGGTAGCGGTGCTGATGTCCATGACAAGGTTCATGTCACGCATGGCCATGTCCACATCTTTGGTACCGCGCACGAGCGCTTCTAATGCCAAGCGATACTCGGTGTCAGCAACGCCAGACGCTCGACTCATAGCCGAGATTTGTTTCTCAACCTGCGCGGTCTGTGCAGCGCCAGCGCCCGTCACATTTTGCAAAGTGAGCGCTAACGCCGCCTGCTCTTGCTGGTCTTCCATTGCGGCCTTGGTTGCGTCGCCGAGAGCAATAGCCAAACCGCCAAGCGCGGCAGCTGCCGGCACCGCAGCCTTCTTAATTGCAAACTGGGCTTTTTCCGATGTCGTTTCCAGTTGCTTGAACTGGGCAATAGCCTTCTTAATCCCTTTGCCGTCAAACTCTGAAATGATCGGGATATTGATTGCCATTACGGGGTTCCTCTGTTTGCTTCATCCATGACGCGCTTGACCAATTTTTCCATTTCAGACATGACATCGTTTTGGCGTTGCTCGTACGCTTTCCACATTACTCGCGAATGACTGCCATAGCGTGCAGTTAGCGCGCGCCCTAATGAGCCAGCCATAGACGTGTCAAACATGGTGCCAGTCGCGCCCTTCCATTGGATGC